TTTTACTTCTCTTGTATTACCTGCACGATCAAAGTTTTCAATTACTTTCATTTTTTGATTTTCAGATAATTCAAAATTGCGGAACAATTTGTTTGTGTAAAGAAGTTTTGCGTTAAGAAGATTTACTTCTGACAGAATTCCTTGAAGTTGCTTAACCGTTGCATATGCTTCTTGAAGTTCCATTTCCATTTTTTCTTTTTCTGGATATTCTCCTTCTTCAACTGGTGCATCTCCCGCATCATCATGTTTATGACCCATCATACCTTCTTCTTCTTCGCGAAGAATAGCTTCGATAATTTCATCAATCGATTCAGTTGCCATCATATCTTTCGAATGCTCATCTGATGGATCTTCGTCTGTTTCTGAATACATACCTTCAATTACTTTTTCCTCTGCGTCGGTTTCAGCATTTAAGTCTTCTTCTAATTCGCGAATAATTGCTTCAAGGTTAAGTTCTTCATTGAATTCATCATTCATTTCTTCATCACTCATCACCTCTTCTTCACCTGGTGCAGCTGCACCCATTTCTCCGTCGCGTGCCATGATATCAAATTCATCAAATTCTCCGTCTTGATCAACATCGATTGATAAATCACCAACATCAAGGCCTGCTGTGTTGTCGTCAGCTACTGGTTCTTCAGCTGGCATATCTCCCATTTCTGGTTCCATACCTGCATCGGCAGTAACATCAACTTCTTCTTCATCCTCTAATTCTTCAGCTAGCTTTGCAGCGATTTGGCTTTGAATTCTAGGATAAAAAGCTTCTTGTAAAGCAATTTTAGCGTTAGCTAAAGCAGTTTCTTTAACAGCTTTTGCGTCAGCGATTGCTTCTTTTAGCAAGTCTGATTTTGCCATCGTTTTTCTCCTTAAATTTTTGTTTTGGAAATAAGATTATTATGAATCTTAATAGAAAGTTTATAAATACTAGACACTATATAAGAGATAGCGTATTTACAAATAAATATGAGCATGTTTTAAAAAACAGTAAAAAAGCCCTAACTTTTTTTGTTAAGGCTTATACTTTATATAAAAATTTTAATTAATCTTGATTTGCACTTCTAATTTTTTGAATAAATTGTGCTGCTTGAAGTTGTTTTCGTTTTGTTACACTAGGTTTTTCAAATTCTTTGAGATCTTTAACTCGTTCTAAAATACCTGATGCTTTTACTTTACGTTTCCAAGCTTTCAATGCAAATGCTAAATCTTCTCTTGCAGAACCAATTACATTAACTGCTAATGGATTTCCTGCTACCGTAGTTTGGTGTTGTTTTTGTTTTTTATTCATATAACTAATTTAAATTTTTGATTGTGCGATTGTTCTTTGTGGCGTTTGTTCTTCTTTAACTTTAAAACGGAAAAATTTAATTTCTATCTTCGAAGAAAAATAACCTTGAATGCGTTGTGCTTCTCGTTCTGGGTCTTCTCCTAATCTAAAGTAGAAATAACCTATTTTACCTGATTTTGATAAAGTATGTTTAACTACTGTAAATCCTTTTTTAGTTGTCCATTCTTGAATTTGTGCAGCAACATCTTTAGCTTGAGATGGATCTCGTAACACATACTCAACGCCGCCTCGATAATCGTAAATATGATTAATTAACTGAGCTTCGTCGATATTTTCTTCTTCAGCCATTGTTTGTTTTATTTGTTTTAAAACATCATTGTATTTTTCTAGCTGCTCAATGTCTGCGTCGCCAATTTTAGGAATCGGCATTGTTTCTTCATTTAAACCAAAAAATTCTTTATATAATTTTTTTATGGTATTCATCATTCTACCTATATTATAATAATAATATATTAATTATCCAAATTATCCAACTTCAAAATAACGATTTAAATGTTGTCCAATATTTTCATATGCAAGTGCCATTCGTTCTTGAGCTTCTTTCAATTCACGAGCTGCCTGTTCAAAATCGCGATAATCTTCATGCATTCTTTTATTGCCTTTTTTATGTGCAACATTTGTCATCCAATCATCACTTTCTGTCATGATGCGTTCTGCTCGTTCAACAATTGTTTTAACACGTTCAACGATTTCTTCTATATCACCCTTGCCATATACAGAATTACCTAATGCTGAAAAGTTTTTTACCGTTTCAACAAAATCTTGTTTTTCTTCTTTAGACATCGGCTGAGGCTGGTCTTCTAATATTGTTTCTAGAATAAATTTTAAATTTGGTGTTCTCATTATATTATCCTACATTTACCATCTTCGCATAAAATTGATGTAATGATGTCGTTTACTTTATTATATTTATTTAATTGAATACTTTTATTCGCAGATTCATTCATGCTCGTAGGCCGCATAAAAGCCCCATGTGTAGAAGGATTAGAAACGAAGTCCCAACATATTAATTCAAAATCTTCTTGAACTTCGACTACGCCTTCACTACGTAATTCTTTGACTGATCCTAAACCTCGAGACGAAATACCTAATGTAATACCCGCTTTAAATAATTCTTTTAAAATCTTGCCAGATGGTGTTTCTAAAATTTGAACAGCTCCTAATAAATCATCACCATTCCACCAAATTTTTAAAACATTATGCGAAACATTATTTAAGTTAACAATTGATGATTCTGGGTGATCTAATTCGCCTAATGCACGATGTTGATCAATATATTCTTTTTGATAACGTTGGCACTCTCTTTCTAGAATATGTTTAGGATATACTCGTCCGTTTTGATTTTTTGCGCCAGCTCTCTGTAAAACTCCTTGAACAACAAAGCCGCCTGGAATTCCATATGCAGCACCACTTTGCTCAGTTAATGAACCAACTGGCTTAAATGGTATGTATTCTACAATTAAATTCTTTGACATATTACTCCCCTAATGCTCTTACACGTTCTGATATTCTAGTTAATCGTTCGGCAATTTTTGTCATTGCTTTTCCTGCAGCTGGACCGTATTGTGAAGATGCAATACCAGATTCATTCTTATATTTTGATGTATGATTTACAATTGTTTCAATTTCTTGTAATTTTTTAGCAATCTCTCTGATAGAATCTTTAATATGCATCGAAGGTTTTTTATCTCCAATTTTTTTAAAATCGCTATAGCTTTCTATTAGCTTTTCATATTTTTCATCCATTGCTTCTTGAACTATTTTATAACCCAATTGTTCTGCAGTTTTTTTATTAGGTTTCTTTGCAAAGGCTTTTGGAGTATTATAACCAGCTATTGCACTAGTTACATTTTGTTCTTCTAAATCAGAATCTTGTTCTTCAGATGCTAATTCTTCTTCAATTTCTATGAATTTTTCTTCCATTTCTTTCAAAAGCGATCTCATTAATGCAAACCTTTCAATTCTTTAATTAAATCAAAATAACGTAATAATGAAAGTACGTGAGATTCTTTAATTGTTTTCATATTTTCAACAGTACAAAGCATTTCTGAAAGTTTTTGAACTTTAATTTGTGTTGCTTTATCAGAGATTACTTTTGCTTGAATCGATAATTCATTTTTAATTTGAGGAATAATCTTTTCAATATATTCTTTTAATGCTTCAGTATCATTAACATTAATAATATATTTATTCAATAAACGTTTTTGTGATTCGTCTAAAACGGAATACTTATCATTGAATTTATCAATCATTAATTTATATGTTAATAATCTAATATCTTTTGGCTGTGATTCAAATGCTTCAATGAGTGGATCTTTTATTTCAACTCGTTTTTCAACCATCATATTATTTTTAATGATTACATTTTTACATTCTAATAATTGTTTAGGATTAGAAGATTCGTCATATTCAAAAATCATATAAATTGAAGCTAAACTTTTATAATTGTTAATATGAGCTTTAGCCATATTTGCAAAAATAAATTTTTCTGAAATTTCTTTAACTAAATTATATCGCTGACGTCTTAGTAAAGAATGATTCAATTTGTTATGAGTTGATTTAATAGTACGAATATAATCTAATGCTTGAGCTTCGCTGCGGAATTGTTCTTTTAATAAAGAATTATATAATTGTAATTCTTTAGCTAGTTCTGTATTTTTACCGAAGTATTTTTTAATTATATCAATAGTAACTGATTTATCTGAAGATAATGTTTCTGATGTTAATTTTCTAACTAACAGTTCAAAAAGAATGCCAGTGTTCTTATATTTCGAATGTTTCAATTTAGTCATTTTGTTACACAGTTCTTTTTATATTAAATAAATATGTTTACTTTTATAAAATATTGTTTTCATCTAACAACGTACCCGAATCTGTGTCTTCTCTTCGTTCATATGATGTTTTTAATGATTCGGTAATAATTGTTTTGTTTTTATTCTTCATATTTTTTAAAAAATCTAAATTTTCAGAAGAAAAAACTTTTACTTTTCGATCAGTTCTAGTATTAGGTAAAAATGTAGATTTTTGATTTTCTGGATTAAATGCTTGTTTAATTTCTTTGCCGCCCGTTGGATCCCATCCTAATGCATTTTTATGTTGTCCAAATTTGATTCCTTCTGGTGGACGGCCTCCTTTATCTTTTTCTTCTACATTATTAGATGACATATGGAGTGAGGCCATATCGTGTGGTGTACCAAATGAAACTCCCGTTATTGTAGGATCATTTCCTTCTTGCTCAATTTGATTTTGACGGAATCGAAGTTTTAAATCTTCAATAACATTAGTTCTTTCTTGCAACCATTGATCTTCAGACATATTAAATATAAATTCATATATGTATTTATCAGAAACTAATTTACTATCTTTCATTGCTGTTGCTAATGTCATTTTTTCAGTCATCAAAGCAACTTTTTGTTGATCATAAACAATCGAAGGTGCTGTTAATTCTAAATCAAATCCAATTAAATCTTCTCCTTCAAAACCTTGTGCATATAAATGTACTATTGCAATCTTAGTTAATTCTGAAACAACGATTTTTTGAACGCGTTCGATGGTTCTAGCAAAACGAATATCCATCGATGCTAATGTAGTTTTACCTTCTACTGCTTCAGAATATCCTAAAAATGGCTTAGGAATTTTTAAGGCAGCCATCATTTTATTTTTTACATATTCAATATCATCTAAACCAGTAAATGTCATTCCTGGTAATGTGTCAATCGAAGTAGTTGAGTTACCTCCTCGTACTGGCAAGTAATAATCTTCTAACATATTATTTAGATTGAATCGAAGATTGTAATTACCGGTTTGTGGATCTATATGTGGAACTTTTTTCATTTTATTGATAATTTGTTCCATAAATGAATCTACTTCATTCGGTGGAATATTACCAATATCAATTTTAAAAATACGTTTTTCTGGAGCTCGCATGATACGATGTATTAACATTGCATCTTCCATCATCATTAATTTTTGAAATTCCTTACGAGCACCTTCTAACATTGATCTACCATATGGTAAAAAATTAGAATCAGATAACATACGAAAATGTGCTATTTCAAATGTATCAAATTCATTTCTAATATCAGAAACATGTTTAAATTTAATAGTATATTCGCCAGTAACTTCGTCATATTGTTCCCATCGTTCTAACTCATAGCTAGATAACGGCCGTGCATTTAATATACCAATTTCTTCAGCAATATCTAATTTTAAAAAGAAATCTCCATACTTTGTCATGTTTCGAATCCATGTCCAAAGATTAAATTCAATATTTAAAACATCATAAAATAAATTATAAAGTATTTTTTGAATTTGTGTATTATTACATTTAATTGTTAATAAATCTCCAAATTGATCAGATAATGTAGACTCATCCGAATAAATATCTAAAGCGGAACTAATAATAGGGTCTTTATCCATCATCTCATAATCAGCATAAAGCTGCATACGATGTTGTTGTTGGTAATAGTTGGAATCATATCCACCCATTCCGCCAACCATGTGCTTATTAGCACCGTGCATTCTAGTGTATCTGTCTGCAACTTTAGTTTGAGCTAAGTTACCGACACTTTGTAATCGATTAGTATCAACTACTTTTAATTTATCTTTTCCATATGCACGAACAATAACATTCGTAGAAAATAGATTTTGTAAACGTTTTCTTAATGACGCCATAATAATAATATTTTATAATAAATATAACTTGTTACAGAACCATGGCTATTAACGTATCAACCATGTTAGGTCTTCGTTATCATAACCATTATTCCAACTCCAACCGTCTATATTACTAGAAGGCTTACCAGTATAAATTGTTGTATTTTGTGATTTTTGGAATTGCGATAATGTTTTCTTATGAAGTTCAATTCCTTGTTGACGTAATTTTAAAGATGTATCTCGAAGCCATAAACCGATAGCAAATGCCATTACTAAGTCATCATTATATCCAGTTTGCGACTGAGCTTTTCCGTTTAACCAAACAAATACAAATAATTCTTGAATTAATCTTTTGCTTCGTATAACAGGTGTTTTTTCTCGCATATACATTTCTAGAGCTGATATCATTAATGGACGAGTTCGAGATGTTGTTGATACTCCCGGAACCATTTGGCTCTTATCTTTCATATCATAACCTTTTTTAAGTTGAACATCGACATCTACATAACCATCATCTTTATATGTATAGAATAAATTTTCATAGTTACGGTCTAATACAGGTTGAATTGCAGCCCATCCAATATTGGCATTTTCAATTGCTAATAATGCATTATTCCATTCTGTTGCAACTGATACTAACATGTTACCAAAATCTTTAGGAGGAAGTTTACCTTTATATTCTGCAACTTGTACAACATCTTGTACGTCAATAACGTGAAATGTAGACCAGTCGCCTCCATCGCCTCGTGCAACGTCAGCTACTACTATATAATCTTTTTCATAGTTCGGATATTCCCAAACCCAATATGCATTGTCAAAGCCTCGCTTTTCGATAGGATCAGTACATTTTATTTCATAATCCATCAATATAGCACCATCTATTACAGTATGTCCAGAACTAATAAAGTCACAGTCACATTCTTGTGCAGCGCCTCGTTCACCAAGAAGTTTGGTTTGTTCATCGCGCCAATATTGATCTCGATCCGGGTGTACCGTCCAATGCAGCTTGATTGTATGAAATCCATTAATTTCTTGTTCTGCTTCAGACCATACTGAGTGAAACCAGTTACCAACCCCGTTAGGTGTTGATAATACAATAGCACCACCACCTGTAGATAATGTTGCTTGCGATGCTACCCAAATTTCTTCAATGTTACGAATGAAGGCAGCCTCATCTATAATTAGCAATGAAAGTGCTTCTGAACGTGCACCGGTAGTTGCTGATGATACTGCTTTAATTTGT